CTGGGTCTTTACAAGTTGGAGACATCGCAAGCATTGGCGAAACATTTACAGGCTACATAGACGACCTACGCATCACCAAAGGTGTCGCCCGATACACCGCTAACTTCACGCCGCCTGCGGCTAAACTACCGAATCTTTAAGGAGCAATCAATATGTTTGTAGCAAAAGTAATAGACGGTCAGATTGCCAACACAGGCAAATTGGCTGACATGTACCCGAATACATCATTCCCTGCGAATGGTGCATCAGACCAGTGGATGGCGAATAACCAAATCAAGATGGTTAAGAAGTGGAGAGAATACGACAGAGCCACACAGAAGCTAGTCAACGTCACTCCATACCTTGATGGTGATGAAGTCTATGACGTACAGGTACAAGACCTCACAGCCGAGGAGATTCAGGCTAAGACCGATGCAGAGACAGCAAACAAAGAAGACGCTGTTCGCAAGCAACGTGATCGGTTATTGGCTGACTCAGACTGGGTTACAATCAAGTCACTTGAGTTAGGTGAGCCTGTACCAACAGACTGGGCAACCTATCGTCAAGCACTGAGAGATATTACAGATCACGCCAACTTCCCTGACTTAAGCAGTGGAGACATGGAAGGTAACAATAGCGACTGGCCTACGAAACCCGAGTAATATAATGAATCTGACTATCGCCACGGTCTTGCAATGTGGCGGAGAATATGTAGAACGTCATGTACACGCATTGAGAGATCAATGTAAGAAACACATTCCTTGGGCGGACTTTGTCTGCCTAAGTGATGGCCACCCCGATGAATGCGACAAAACAATACCTCTAGTCAATGATTATCCGGGCTGGTGGTCAAAGATGGAATTGTTTAAGCTCAACGGCCCCATCCTATATATGGACCTAGACACGGTAGTCTACGGCTCCTGTGATCATTGGTTACACCAAATAGAAAACGAACGCTTCGTTATTTTACGCAATATCTCTAGAGACCCTAAAGATCCTAATCCTGCCTTTGGGTCAGGAATTATGTACTGGTCAGGAGATATGAGTTGGGTATACGACAAGTATCTTGAGAAGGGTTGCCCTACTGAGTATCGTGGTGGTGATCAGAAGTTCATAGAAGATCACTTTGAAGGTGACTTTTCGTATTTCCAAAGCTACACAGACGATATCGTTTCGTACAAACAAAAGATTAGAACCGGTGAATTTCCGTTATGCAATGCTTCAATTGTGTACTTTCACGGTAGACCAAGACCTTGGGAACAAGAACAAGTAGCATGGCCGTAGTATGAAACTTATATCTCGCAAAGAAGCAAAAGATAAAGGATTAAAACGATATTTTAATGGTAGCGTTTGTGTTCACGGGCATAGGGACGAGAGATACACAAGTACAGGCCACTGTGTTTCTTGTAGAAAAGCGCAATGTGCTGAGGCTAAAAAATCAAATCCTGAAAAATGGAAACAGTATCGCAAAGAATATTACTTAACCAATCGTGATCAAGAAATAACCGCAAATAACCAGTGGCGATTAAATAATACAGACAGAGTAAAAACTAATCGTGCCCGTTGGCGGAAAGACAACATAGAAAAGACCAGAATATATTTAGCAAATTACAGAGCCGCAAAGAAAAACGCAGTGCCTTCTTGGCTAACAGACGACGACAAATTTATTATTAACGAAGTGTATAATGCGGCAAAAATTAAAGAGGCTTACACCGGCGTACCGCACCATGTTGACCATATTATCCCACTACAACACCCAAAAGTTTGTGGGTTGCACGTATGGTGGAATTTACAAGTGTTAACTGCGAGTGAAAATTTTTCTAAATCTAATCGCCTTGAGGAAGCATAATGGTCGATTTTCAAGTCCTTTTTAACGTAGCAATGGGTTTTATCATGACCCTGTTTGGGTGGTTCTTACGAGTTTCGTGGGATTCACTTTCAAAACTACAAGAACAAGACAGGGAGTTAGCCGACAAAGTTGCACGTATTGAGGTCTTGGTTGCCGGTGAATACGTAAAAAAAGAAGACTTTGAGCGTGTCATTGAACGCCTATTCGACAAACTAGATCACATTGAGATTAAGATAGATAATAAGGCCGACAAGTGATCTTTGAAGCCATAGCGGCCATCAAGATTGCTAACGAGGCGATTGGTGCTATCAAGGAGTTTGCAGGTCACGTAGAGTCTGTAGGTCAGATGGGGCCACAACTCACCAAACTCGCAGACGCTAAAGAAGAGATTGAGAAGAAAGCCCAAGACGGTGACATGCAAGCCTTCATGGCTCTTGAAGATATTAAGCGGCATGAGGCACAGGTCAAGACCATGTTTATCTACAGTGGCCGTCCGGGTCTATGGGATGACTATCAGAAGTTCCTCGCTAACCGTAAGCAACTCCGTGAGAACGAACGTAAGCGAATTGCCGCTAAGAAGGCACGTAGGAAGCGTCTCATCAAAGACTGGTGCATAGGCATCGCAGTATCCATTGGAGTGCTTAGTGCAATAGGTATTGCAGTATACATCCTGTATTGGATCATAACGACAAAAGGTAGATAACCCATGTGGATGTTATTCGTAATCGTACTACAAGCAGACAGCTACATGGTAGCACCACAGGGTCCGTTTGCGACAATGGATGAGTGCTTTACTGCACGTGAGTATGTCATGGAGACTGCACCGAAGCCCAAGATTAACTACGAAGCTGTGTGCATACAGACAGATAAGGCAGGTGGCGTATGATTTGGGGATCAATCGTAAAAGGCATCTTTGGCGGTGCATTCGGTCTAGCAAAAGAATGGTTAGATGGCAAAGTCGAAGAGTCACGTATTAAGAAAGACATTAAGCTGGAAGCATTGAAGAATGAAGGTGCGTGGGAACGCATCATGGCTGAAGGCACACATACATCTTGGAAGGACGAGTTTTTTACTATCATCCTGTCTATTCCAATTATTCTTGTAGGATATGCAGTTTCTATGAACGAGATGGATATTATTGCACGACTACATGATGCGTTTATTGCACTTGAGGCACTACCCGATTGGTATAGTTACTTATTGTTTCTTGCCGTATCCGCATCGTTCGGTATGCGATCAGTCGATAAGTTAATGAATTTAAAAGGAAAGCGTTAATGTCTAATAACAATTTTGATATCGCAGTAGAAGTTATTTTAAAACACGAAGGCGGATACGTCAATCACCCAGAAGATCCGGGCGGAGAAACAAACTATGGTATCAGTAAAAGAGCGTATCCAGATGTTGATATTGCAAACCTTACCAGAGAAGGTGCAACAGCTATATATAAGCGTGACTACTGGGATAGGATTGCTGGTGATGATCTACCTTTTGCTGTTGGGATTGTCGTTGTGGATTACGCTGTCAATAGTGGGGTCTCTCGTGCCAGTAAAGCCCTTCAATTAGCCGTAGGAGCTACTGCTGATGGGGTGGTAGGCCCTATGACAGTAGAGGCTGTTAAAGCGTGTCCTGTAGAGGATGTCGTAAAGCAAGTGACGCATCTTCGCCAGCAGTTTGTGCGTGGTATTTTAACGTACGATACATTCGGCAAAGGCTGGGAACGGCGCATTGAAGAGACTCGCAACTTTGCAATGGAGCAAATTTAAATGGCATTAAGCGCAGGTGAACAAAATTTATTGGATCTGGCCCGAAGTCGAGGTCAGACAACCGTATCTAGCTCATTTGTACCTTCCGAGTCGTTAGCTAAAGTCAACGCAGAGATAGCTAGAAGACAAGAAAGTGCAAATGCGTGGGTTGCCGCCAATCCTAACGCTACTCCAGATCAAATTGCTCAAGTTGCTATAGAGACTGGCATAACAGCGCATGAAATTGCTAGGGCTACAGGGGCTACAGATGTAGCTACTATTCAGGCAGGGCTAGACAATTATACAAATACCGGTAGTACGGGACAAATTGCTGATACGTATACTGGCGGATCTAGTCAGTCTAACTCTGTTGTATTAGACACTTCAGGATCTAATAACACTAATCAATCATCATCCCAGTCTAACTCTGTTGTATTAGACACTTCAGGATCTAATAACACTAATCAATCATCATCCCAGTCTAGCAATAACCAATCATCATCTCAGTCTAGCAATAACCAATCATCATCTCAGTCTAGCAATAACCAATCATCATCTCAGTCTAGCAATAACCAAGAAAGTTCTCCTCCCAGCCAAGAAGCGATATCTAAATTAGCAGATCTATACTATCTGTCTATGTCGGGAGGTGTGAGTAGCGGCTTGTTACGTAACGCTGTCAGAGATGCGGGTGGTGACCCTAATGATCCTTTTGCGGCTAATAAAATTCTTAGCGACGCTGGTTACACTCCCGGCAATACTATGGAGTTCTATTCGTCTGCTGGTGCAGAACCTGTAGATCCACAAGCAAAAGCCGCACTTGAGGGCCGTCAAACAGGTGCTACTAGCCTAGGCAATAATAATTTAGAGCAAATTGCGTATTTACGATCTCAAGGATTTGATCGGGATATTAGTAAGTACGATGCCGACTCTCAAGCATTTATTGCAGAAAAAGAGCAGGAGTATCTATCAGAAATTACCCCAACTACTCTTGAAGATTTACTTGGTACTTTTTCTGATGAAGAGATGCAACGCTACAATGAACTAAATCAATTTTACAATGATATGTTTGGTAGAAATGTTGCATTTACAGGGGCAGAATATTGGATTCGTGGAGGTGGGGCTAACGCTCCTATAAACGAAACTACACTCGCTAACGCCGCATTAGGTGCAGATTTAGATTACTACACAACAAACGTATTAAATCCTCTCCAATTTCAAGAACTAGTTGGTAGTTTATCTACTTCTGAACAGCAGAGATACAACGAACTTAATCTTTTATACAATCGCCTATTTGGTAGGGACATTGGTCTTGAAGGTCTACAATACTGGATCAGAGGCGATGGCTCTTCTGCACAGATAACTGAAGAGACTTTAATTAACGCCGCACAAGGTGATGATTTAGAGTATTACAATGAATTTGTAAGAGTAGACGATACAGAAGATACTGATGGTACTGACGGGGGCGGCTCTCCTAGAGAAGCAACGTCCGGGAATATCGTACCCGGAGTTCCCCAAGTCGGTGAAGTTAACGTCATGGATTACATGGGACTGCAGGCAGGAGATCCTACATTACCTACAGGAACTAAGTTAGCAACTCAACTAAAAAAATTAGATGATGAAGCTGAAGGTACTAAGCTAGGCGATATTTCTACTACAGATAAGACAAAACTAGATACTGAAACTGATGCCATTCTTTCTTCAGATATTAAAAAAGTAGGTAGTACGGTAGAGGGTACATATACTGTGCCCGGACAAGTTACCATACCGTCTTCTGAAGGTGTTGTGACAGACATTATTACCGAGAAAGAATTTACAGAGGCGGGTGTACCCTCGCAGTTTGTCGATCCTGTAACCGGGAAACTAAAGACAGACGAAAACTTGGCTACAATGACTGCTGAGAAGTCGTATACAGATATCAACAAAGAAGCTACAGCTTTTACTGAGGCAAAGCAAGAACTAGCGGAGGTTGACCCGTTAGCAACAGTCACTGGTCAGTTAGCTATTCTTCAAGAGCAGTTTGCTGATGGTGAAATCCCTGTATGGGCTTCTGGTGCGTTTAGGGAGGTCAATGCCTTAATGGCGCAGAGGGGTATCGGTGGCTCTACAATGGCCGCTGAGGCGATTACAAACGCTCTCATGCAGTCTGCTATCCCTATTGCACAGCAAGATGCATCATTCTATCAGAACGTAACTTTGCAGAACCTGAGTAACGAACAACAAGCTGAGATGGCTAAGTTTAATGCTCGTACCTCTGCAATCTTTAACGATCAAGCGGCAGAGAATGCGGCCAAGAATTTGAACACACAGTCTGAGAATGAACTGACTCAATTCTTCGCAAATCTTGCGACACAGGTTTCCACATCAAATGCTCAGATGAGCAATTCAATGGAGCAGTTTAACGCTACAGCAGAAAATCAAATGACGCAGTTCTTTGAAGAGTTAGGGTTAACTGCAGAAACATTTAATGCGGATGCGATTAACGAACTGGCTACTTTTGATGCAGAGCAAACTAACATCATTGCTCAGTTCAATGCTTCATTAGAAAATCAGCGTGAACAGTTTAATGTACAGAACCAGTTAGCGATTGATGCGTCTAATGTGCAGTGGCGCAGAGATGTTAATACTGCAAATACATCTGCAACCAATGCGGCGTTACAGTTTGATGCACAGAACCTGTTAGGCATTCAACAGACAGCCCTTAACAATATCTGGCAACACTATGATACTATTCTAAATTATACGTATCAGGCAGAGCAGAATGAGATTGACCGGGCATATCAATTGATGCTGACGACAATGTCTCAAGAATTCCAACGGTCGGTGCAAGAAGATTCGGACTTGATGGATTTGTTTGGTGATGGAATTAAATCTGCCGCAATGATTGCATCTTCACAGTCTGGTAGAGATTTTATTGCTTCTATTAATCCATTCTCCAGCGATGATGGCTAACAAGGACATTTAAATGGGTAATTTATTTCAAGCTTTACGACAGGCAATGTACGAATATAACAGACTAGATAAATTAAGTCCCCGTAGGAAACAAACTATCATTAATACGTACAGTCGTTTTGAGAATGATTACGAATTTGTAGATCAATTGATCCCTATTGAAGGGCAAGACGAAGAAGTCGAAAAGGAATAACAATGGCACTGACTGAAAAGTTTTTAAGTGGGCCAATCCAAGGGGAGAACCTTACGGTTAATTCTCGTAATTATCCTTGGCACCGCCCTCCACAATATCCTGAATTTGACTCCGCATTCAAATACTTTGTGGATGAAGTCATTGCGAATGAAAAGAAGATGCGTTCAGGAATGTTTCTTACAATGGGAGGCGTTCCTGCAACCACTGCAATTACAACTCAATTACTAGATATGGTTAGGACTGGACGGATCTCCCCGGATATGTCTCTACTATTGGCTGGACCTGCTTATAAAGTATTTACCCGCATGCTGGACACTGCAGGCATTTCGTATTTGACTGGCTTTGAAAGCCCAGAAGATACGGCAATGTTCTATAAGAAACTGCAAGAAGAAGGCACCCCTCCCTCCAAAGAAGCACCACTCCCCAAAGAAGTGAAAGAAGAGGCTATCAAGGCCGCAGAAGAAGTCCGCTTACCGAAAGGTGGCTTAATGGGCGCACCTTCTGATGATGAAGAAGAGATTGTTGAAATGGACCTTGAATCCGAACCAACCAATCTTGTCGTAACAGAACAGGAAGAAGAAGACGATGGCAATAGCAAAGGCTCTTAAATACGGACTGGCAGGTCTTGCAGGCGGTCTTGAAGGGATTGCTGAGTCTGCTTTAATCCAAGATAAAGAAGAAAAAGAAATCACCCGTGATACGGTGAAGGTGGCTATTGCTAAATTAGAAAAAGAGAAAGAGCAAGCCGCTAAAGATTACAAAGCACAGCGTGAAAAGGAAAAGGAGATTGACAGTCTTCATGGTCTTTTGATCGGTGAAGATAAGGCAACAGGAAATCCTCGCCTACTCTCTCGTGCAGAAATTGGTCAGTTGTATACTTCTGTAGGCAAAGAAAACTTAATTAAGTATGCACTTGAAGAGAAACGATTGATTGTGGGAGGTAAGGCTGAACGGATTGATGTTGCAGAGCCTACTCGTATCGGTATAAAGGATGTCCTGTCAGAAACTGAGAAAGCCATTCCAACAGGTGAAGGCATTGCTAAAGGACAGGCCGAGCGTGTTACGCAGGCAGTCAGTGCAGAGCTAGAGCGTTTAGGTTATTCGACTGAGGGTACTGTAGTTCCTTCAGCACCTGTGTATTCTGGCGGTGTGTTTGAGATCCGTCAGACAGATGATACAGAAATCAAAGATGAGACAGTTTACGAAACAGATAATAACGGGGTCCCTCTACGGACCTTATTTCTTAGGACTACTACAAATAAAAAGACTGGAGAAAGAACTCAAAAATATATAGATAGCGTTACCTTTGAGCCAGTTAAACTCAGTAAAGGGGCCAATATATTCGATAACGCCGCAATGGCTAAACAACTAAAGTCTGATCCTGCCAATCCAGTCTCTAAGCATGGGTTCTTAGCTATTGCCACGGATGACGGGCTTCAGTTGATTAAAGGTCCGGGAGGTGCGTATCAAGGTGGCGCACGGATGAAGGATGGAAGTATTCGTGCGAGTGTTGGGGGAGAGTTGGAGACAACGACCTACACACCGCCTGAAGGTGTTGAAGGGTACATTACTGTTGTAGATGCTAATACCTTCCAAGATGCGGATTCATGGAAGAGCGTAACAAGAGGTAATAAAGCTCTTACAGGTACACCGGGAATTGAAGAATTCCGTAAATCCCGTGATGAAGCCTTGATAAGTACACAAAACTTATCTGCGTTGAAAGATAACTCAGACTTCCGTTTAGATATACATGCAACGTACGGGGATGATTTGTACAATGTTTCCGGTGGCTTTGCATCGGCAGTCTCTGGGGTCAGTCGTGTAGTCGAAGGTGCCGCATCTATTGTGGAACGTGTAATTGCCGCAGAAACTCCAGAAGAGAAAATGCGTGAATTACGTATGAACGAAAGTGTTCTGCGTCAAGCACTTACCGATAGGGATAACATCCTAGCACAAGTTGCAGGTACAGAAAAAGAAATCGCTACTGCCCGTGTACTTGACCTTGCGGCGGCTAGTATGATGGCCTACGACAAAGGTAAATCAAAAGATGAAGATCGTCTTACCGATAACGACTTTAATATTTTCTTGAAAACTGTACTTGGAAAGTCGGCAGATCAGACAGTCAGTCTGATTGAGTCTACATATCGAGAAGCTGTCAACCAGTATGCACCGAAGTATAATCGTGTGCAGGCTGATTTACGATTTGCTACAAATTCTCTAAGTTCACAGATAGACGATGAAGAACAAGTCACTACGATGATGAGTCCTTACGTTACCGAAGCAAACGAATTACCATCTCCAGACACACTCCGTAATGAAATGCAGATGAAGTTGAAAGAGGTACGTGGGGAAGGTGAAGCCGCTGAAGACACAGAAGCTACCCCAACAGGACCTGCAATTACATTCAGTTCTGCTAAGGCAGGTAATGTGCAGTTAAAGATCCGTGGAGATCAAGTTTCCTTTGAGGTAGACGGTAAGCCTGCTACTACTACGATATCGTTAGAAGAAGCCAGAGAGTTAGGCCACTTGAGTGAAACCGACTATCAGAAAGCAAAGGCACAACAACAGGCGAATAAGTAATGTCAATGACCCTTGAAGAACTAGAGAATGAGCTTCGTAATGAATCCAGATCACGTTTGGAGAAAGAACTTCAGGAACTTGGGGCGAAGCCTATTGAGACAGAGACTCCAGATATTGCAGAGACTGCTGTAGAGGAACCTGAAGAGTTAAAGGCTGATATTGAAATAAAGTATGAAGCCGTACCTACCACAATTACAGATCTGTATTACAACCCTAACAATCCTCGTACTGATGAGATTCTTGCCAAGGAGACTGCCGCTAAAAGTATTATTGGCAGTGCGACTGCTAGCGATATCGCCCTTCCCGGGTTTGCTTCTGAAGAAACGCAACAGCAGGTTGATCAGGCGTACCAAGATTTACAAGAGGTCTATGAATACAAGAAGTCTCTTTACGATGAGATCCAAGGGGACAACGTCACTGAAATTGGCATAGGTAAGATTGTAACAAATCCTGACGGAACTCGCCAGTTTGTTCCCGGCCCATCTTCTGATAAGACTACACAAACGATTGCTAGGACAGTATCTGGCATAGCCCAAGGACTGTTGGGGCTTCCCGCACTTGTCACTGGCAAAGAAGACCTCGACTTTTCTAATATTGTACCGGAAGTAAACTCTGATTCTGCCGTAGTCAACACGGTGTCTGAAGTTCTTCAACTGGGTGTGGGCGCATTTGGCGGAGTTGGCATTGCGGCTAAAGCTGAGAAGTATGTAGACTTATTTAAGAACGCACCTAAGGTAAAACAATTCCTGCAAGGATCGGGAGAGTTTTTAGATGAAGTTGATAAGGTAGCAGGAGGATCTGGTAAGGCTCTTGCTCGCACTGTCGGTAAGGTAACTCCTAAGGGCACTGTATCTTCAGCACTTGGCGCGGCGGCTGTAGCAGACGAAGACATAACAACTTTCTATAACGATCCTGACATGACAGTGGCAGACGTTAAGATGCAAGTCGTAAAAGAAAGCATCTTATTCGGCATGATTTTTGGCGGATTATTTGAAGGGGGCAAACAGGTTGTCGGAATGTCCCCCACATTAAAAGCTGGCGTAGATAATGTTACAAGCGGTGCTGTCGCCTTATTTACAATATTCAGTAGAAAGGGTGCAGACGATAAAGTAATCAACATGTTAGGCGAGACTTTGTATGAAAACAGTCGTCGTCTATCCAAAGCAGAGACTCCTGATGAAATTGCCAAGATTAACCTAGAGTCATACGAAGAAATTAAGAAAGCGTACACTCAGTTATCTGAAGGTGGTGACTTAGAGAAAGTCATGGCTGGCATTGAGCCTTCTCCTGCCGGTGGTCCAAGTCTTGCTGAAGTTATCGGTGACTCTGCATTACTTCGTTTAGAACAATCCCTGCGCTATTCACAGGGAGGCACAACTGCGAATCAAATCCTACGTAGCAAACTAGGCGATGCAGACTTTGCACGTTTAAATGAATTAACGTCTCGTGTTAGCCGTGTAAAGGAAGAGTTAGCCCCTGAAGGTCGTGAAGCAGGAGAGCAAGTTAGGGAAGCCTTAGAGGGTCAAGTGACTCGTGAGATGGCAGAACTGACTGCACAGACTGAAGCTGAACGTAGAGCTATTCAAGAATCCACTCGTCAGGCACGACAAGTAGCCCAGACTGAAAAGGAAGCTGTAATTCAGACTGCCGATGAGGCTGTAACTAAGATTGATGAGGTCAAGATACAGACTGCAGACGATGTTTCTCGTGCATTAGAAAGGTCTCCTGTATCTCAGCGTAATCTTGCAGATCTACAGAATCAGATTAATGATGATGGTACAGTCGCTGTAATCTCTGGTCAGTTAAAGACAGACCTTACCACAAAGGACGCATTAGGTACTGCTAAAGATCAAGCATTAAAAACAATCGAGATACCGGGTGAAGAAGCCCAGCGTATTGTCGATGATCTGATTGGTACATATACGAATCCTAACTTCCTTGTAGATGATGTATCTATTCGTGAGGCAGGAAAAGAAATCTCCCTGCTGATCCGTACCTTTAAGTCTGCTGATGAAGGCTTGCCTCCCACACCTCCTGCAGGTGGACCTACACCGCCTCCTACTGGTGGTCCTGCTCCTACAATACGTCCTATTGATGCAGAACTAGAAGCAATCAACATCGAGATTGCCTCCGGGGCGGGAGGAGACTTTACACGGTTACTTGAGCTAACCAAGCAAGCAAAAGACTTAATGGCTCGTGGTGCCAAGCTACCGCCTAAGACAACCACTTCTGCGGCTCCTCCTGTTGTTGCAGAGGAAGCTGTTGAAGAAGCTGTCGAGTTACCTACAATTACTGCGTACGATTTAGAAAGTATCGTAATTAACACACAGCAACGTGCGAATAAGTTTGCTGAACGGTCGTTGGCTGAAAGTGATACTCGTGCATATCAGTTGTCTCAAGGACTGCGTGAATACGCAAATAAATTAGAGAATACACTTGTACAATATGTAGACACTAACCCTGTCGCTAAACAGGCACGTGATGATTTCCGGGTATTCTTCGATGACTTTAAAGAAAGGTGGCGTTCAGAGACAGGTCGTGACTGGCAGGGTACATTAATTGGATCTCGTACCCGTGTAGATGTTGCAGATGCAGAAGATAAGATTCTATCTGTATTAACAAACCCTAAAGCATCTGGAAAAGATCTACAGGTTATCCGTGAGTTTACATCTCAGATGGACGATGAGACCCGTAAAGTGTTTACTCAGGGTATCGGTAATCGTGTGCTTGCTAAGTTTACAGACCAGAAGGGTGTTATGCCTGCAGAAATAGGCGAAACAAACGTACGTGAAGCGGTTAGACTGTTAGACCGTGTTGATACATTCCTTGCTAAGAATACTGAGTTTGAGAAAGCCTTACCGGGCGTATTCACTCAAATGAAGCAGATTCAGACAGACCTTCGTACTATTGTATCTCCAGCCGTTGCCGCACAGAGACAAGCCAAGCAGGTCGCTAAAGAGTCTGGGAAGGCTAAACGTGCCGCTGAAGACAAGCTTAAAGAGACACAACGTGAACTAACACAGGCAGAGAAAGAGTCGTTAGCGTCTGTACAACAGCGTTTATCTGATGCACAGTCTGAGTATCGACAGTCTGCCTTGTTTAAACTGATTGATCCGGTTAAAGGGTACGACGATCCTGCTACCTATGTAGGCAGTCTCTTGACCAGTAACACTGGGGCTAAACAATACCAGCAGTTGTGGAATGCGGCAGGTAAGACTGGGGATAAACTTCCTTCAGGTCTGACTGAGACGCAGGAAGCACTGCAAGAGACGACTATCTTTGCGCTACTTAATAAGGTACAGCCTGTACAGAGAGAAGAGGTCGGGAAGTTCCCAGATTCATTAAAGCTTCTGGTCGATACCTTTAAAGATCCGAAGACTACACCGGGCAGAATCTTTGAGTTGTCTTTGAAGAACAATCCACAGTCTCGTGAAGTATTGGAAGGATTGGAGAGATCGCTTGCTTCGTATGTAGCGAAGAGAGAGGCACAAGCATTAGGCGCACAAGGTTCTTCTACCTTTGAGAAGTCTCAGTTACCTAAGTTGATTGATGATATTCAGATGGTACGCTTTGGTCCTCTGACTCAAGACTTCCGTATTGCACGGTTCATAAACAAATTGTTCTTCTTCGTATTTGATAGTGATACTGCAGTAGCTAATTCGTTTGCAAAGATATTGACTGATCCTAAATACTCTAAGGCCGTCTTAGATAAAGCGGCACAGATTGCCCAGAATAAGTTAGTAGATCAGGAAGAAGCGTTTAACACATCATTGATATCTGCTTTGTTGGCAACTCGGGGCATCAATACTTACTTAGAAGCTGATGACCCCGATGCTGTGCTACAGCGTGATGCAGATCAGTGGGCGATTAGCCAGCAGACTGAAGAAGGTCTGGGTAGTCCGCCAAGTCCTGAATAAGCGTATACGCTACAGACTCCTCTACTTTAAACCACTCTCCCTTACGCTCACTGGCTTCTTTCGATAAGAGAAGGTGAGCTTTTCTTTCATCCTCATTCTTATTCTCAGATTCAGTGTATGCAAGTATTTCGTAGTCTCGTAGGGGACTGCTTGTCTGGTATGCACTTAACCGGTCAGTTGCATCGACTGCCCTACCGATCTTAATCCAACCGGGCCATGCAGGATTCTTTATTGCGTATACATGGCCTTTAGTTTGCTTGTTTAACTGTTGATGATTCCAAGCATCCTCAAAGGTTTTGTAATGCCCGGGTTTGTGCATTGGATGAGTCTTAGGGATATACTTGCCTCCCACGAACATGCGGGAGGTATTCTTTTTACGGTACGCTTCAAAGTTACGTTTAGAGCCATCAGAAGCCCCTACGTAATACCATGTACCGTCTTCGTGTTTAAAACTACTTGACTTCATATCCTAAGATCCTTTTGCGGTGTTTCATGTAAGAGGTGTTAAATCCTCGTTCCCATTCTTTATGCATCAAGGTGGTTGCGTTGAAGGGGCTTTTGGTATAGCCCCTGTAAAACGCTTTAATGCCCATCGAGAACGCTTCATTACATTTTTTGCCTAGGTTTCTCATCCTCGTTTCCTTGGTTGATTTACCAGCCCCAGTCATCTCCTGCGAGAGCGTCTGAGTTATAGTCAGTAACTCTACCCTCAAAGAAGTTCTTGTGGCTGTCCCCCGCAATGATCCAGTCTACCCACGGTAATGGGTTTTCTTTTACTTTCCAGTTACCTTTGAGACCCAGCTGGATAAGCCGCCGGTCTGCGATGTAACGAATGTATTTTTTAACTTCTTCTGACGTAAGGCCCTCGACAGCACCCAGTTCAAATGCCAGATCGATAACCTTATCTTCCAGCTTAACAGCATCACGGAACATCTGATAAATATCCGCCTTAAACTCGTCAGTGACAATCCGAGGGTGTTCTTCACAGAACTGCCTAAACAACTGAACCATGCCGTCACAGTGCATTGTTTCATCACGAATACTCCACTCTACAATCTCACACATGCCACGCATCTTACCGTAGCGTTGATAATTTAATAGCATAATAAATGCACTGAACAGGGACATACCCTCATTCATAGCAGAACGTGCGACAGCCTTAGCAAGACCTGAAAGGCTATGCACATCAATGTCCTGCATAAACTCTACCTTCTCTGCCATCTCTTTGTATTCTAAGAATGCAGAGAATTCTTCCTCCGGGAGGCCCAGCGTATCATTCAACAATGCGTAGGCTCTCTGATGCACAAACTCTCGATTGGCAAATGAAGTCAGCATTGCCCGGATCTCATTATTCTTAAACTTAGGAATATAATATTCTAAATAGTTTGTACCGACAGCCACATCTGACTGAGTAAACAAACGAAGAATCTGTGTGATGTGATTACGTTCTACATCTGTGAGCTTCTTAGACTTCCAGTGTGAGACATCTTCTTGTAGTGAAGCCTCCCACTCTCCCCAATGGATCTTCTCATGTGAGATGGCTTTCTCAACAGCCCAAGGGTACTTAAACGGCTTATAGGTTACGTTTGGTTCTAGCAGTGCCATTACTTATCCTTTTCTTCTTTTGTTTTAGAGTAAACAGTTTCCAACGCTTCATTGTACAAATGTCGAGCAGTAGCCAGATCTGTCATCAATTGTATGATCGCATCGTGTGCGTCGTTTAAGATCCGGGCAAAGTCCGGGTCCATGTCCTTTACTCGCTCTAGTCGTCTAGCAACTTTAATAACATCTTCATGATTCATTTGAAGTCTCCCGCAGTTTAAGTTCTAACTTAATTGCTTTGTATTCTAACGCCCTGCCCTTTTCCATCAGGCCACGGGAATACGCACGTAACATTTTTAGGTAAGTCTTTTGCAATTTGCGTGTGACTTTTTCGTACATAATTACCCCTCACACGCTATGCAAACTTCTTCAGCTTCATCCGATACAAAATCTTTCAATGCATCTCTTTTGATCTTTGTACCGACTTTATCTGCAGATACTCCAGCGTTCGTCCTGTAGTAATACAGACCTTTCAATCCAAGCTTCCAAGCAAGGATATGTACGTCCTTTACGAATCCTTTATCTTCACCTGAAGGGAAGAATAAGTTCACAGACTGTCCTTGACAGATAAACTCCTGTCTCTTAGCCGCGTGTTCAACAACCATGGCTTGGTCCAATTCAAAGGCTGTTCTGAAAACTTCCTTCTCATCCTCCGTGAGGAAATCCAGATGCTGGACAGAGCCTTCGTTCGCAATAATGTTGTTCCACGTTTCTTGGTTGTTCTTCGCATACTTCTTTAACACCTTCACTAATTGCTTGTTCTTTGTAAGGTGAGAACCTGCCCTAGTACGATGGGTGTAAGCATTAGACTTAATAGGCTCAATAGAAGCACTACAATTACAGATAACGGAATTGTTAGCGTTGGGTGCAATCGCAATAAGGTGTGCATTACGCATACCCGTACCTTCCATATCAGGAGCCTCACCCCGTTCTCTGGCCAGTTCCCTGCTTTCCTCAACAGCCTTTTCTTTAATGTGCTTAAAGAGTTTGATGTTTTCACTGGTAGCTCTCCAGTCACTCCACGGGATACCTTTCTGTTGTAGATACCCGTGGAATCCCATAGCACCTAAGCCGATTGATCTTTCTCTTTGAGCAGAGAATACTGCTTTTCCAAGTTCTGGTGGAGCATGTCTGATAAAGAATTCAAGTACGTTGTCGAGGAGTCGGACCAAGTCTTGAACCATTCGGGTGTCTCGCCACTCATCGTATCGCTCAAGGTTGACTGAGGAAAGACAGCAGACGGCTGTTCGATTTTCGTCTGTCGGGAGATGGATCTCGTTACAGAGATTAGACCCCATAACACGTAATCCAAGCTTTCTTTGAGTTTCTGGCAACTTACGGTTGGCTGTGTCGATAAAGTTGATGTAAGGAACGCCAGTTCTTGACCGAGTTTTAAGTATTGCTTGCCACAACTTTCTAGCGTCGACGATATCTCTGCAAGATCCGTCATGAGGGTCTCTAAGTTCCCACTGTCTGTCTTCTTCGTTTTCATAATTCAATAACTCCATGAAATCATCTGTTACATTAACTGCAGGAAATGAATTAGGACACTTCCTTGCATCGTCCCCTCCAGTGGGAAGTCTTAAATTAATAAACTCCTCAATGTCCGGGTGGCTTATGTCCATATAAGCCGCATAGCTACCACGGCGGGTAGTACCTTGATGGAATGCCAGAATGTCTGAATCCATCGATTTTAAGAACGGGATAGCTCCCGGAGATTTATTTGAGACAGCACGGACATCTGACCAATGACCTCCGATTCCTCCTCCACTTACAGAGAGAAACGCAGTCTCAGATTTGTGCTGTACAATGCCACGTACCGTATCTGGTACATAGGATAAGAAACAACTGATCGGTAGCCCACGTACTGCCTCACCTTCTTTAGGCGCATTACTTAGTACAGGGCTAGAAAACATGAACCACTGTTTAGATACATAATCATAAATTCTCTGTGCAAAATCTATGTCACCTTCACAGTATGCTACTGCCGCCCGAGCAAACGCCTCTTGAGGAGAGTTTTCTTCAGGACGCATGTAGAATTCACGCATCAATTTATAGCCCTGTTCTGTAAGCAACTCATCCCGCGACAGGTCTATTTTTATTTGATCAGCCATTCGTTTGTTCCTTATGGATATTCACCATCTTGTTTATAATATGCCGCAGTTCTTTAGCGGCTCGTTGTTCTTCCGGGCTGATGTTATCCATGTCGGCTTCGATCATGGCAAGCATCTCGTTGGCAAAACCTAAAAGTTTTAGCAACTGCCCTTCAGGTAAACGAAAATCAATCTTCTGGCTGGTATTCATAGTTGCCTCGTTCTTTCATACGATTGAGTAACTCTTCCAGATACCAGATACTTTTCTGGTAATCCTCCCGCCCATTCTTGAACGGGGCACGGGTTACGTATTCCCATGCAGTAATCCAATCGTGTGCATCTTCATAAGGCAATACGATGCCGTCCCGCTGAAGCTTTTGGAGTAAAGCTTCCCGCACATCTTTGACTTCAAGTCCCGGCTTTAGCAGATAGTGGGGAGGAGCATTGACCATGTCCACTGGGGTAGCCCGATTATTTTCGTCGAGCGTTACAGTTATAGTCTCATCCGTATCCAAGTCAACCAAATCTATCGTTGTTAGATCATCTACTGTGGGAGGAAAGTCATTCCAGTTTGTCATCACGCTTCTCCTTTCGGGGTTGCCTGCATCAACTTCTGATCTTCTTCAGACAGTTCTTCCATAAAATCAAAGAGTTGTGCGCTTTTCTCAGATTGTACATCAAATTCACCAGACGCAATTGCGGCCTGACCAATTTCCATTACGTGTTCTGCATACTCTCTGCCGCAGGTAACAAGCCCTGCAAACAAACTCATCAGCATCAACTTACCCTGAGCTTCATCTGATAGCTCTGCTTCATCGATGTCTTCTTCTTTAATCGGGTCCATGTCAAACCCGTAGTTAAAGTTCAGAGAGTTATCATCTGCCAGTGAGAGTTTAATAAAGGATTCATTTCTATTTAGTTCCAGTTTCATTGAACCATTCCTCTGGGATTAATTTGTCTGCGTATAAGAATCCATTCTTCTCGCACCAATTTGCGTACGATGTTTTAGATCCTTTACGAATTTTAGATCGAGAGTTAGAGAAGACGAACCGGATGTCCAGTTCATCTCCATGTTGCTCCTTGATCCACAAATGTTTCTTGCGGTCTTCTAAAGTAAAACGCCCTTTTGTTTCAACCACAATACCATTAGGCAACACAAAATCAGGAGTATACGTTCTAGGACAAGCGGGTTGTGTAAAAGCAATTCGTGAAGATGGATCTTCATACTTAACACGCATTCCTCGCTTTTTGATTTGAGCCGCGACAGTATGCTCCAAGCCCGATCTGTAGCCGTGTTTTTTAGCCGCACTACTAAACCCCATTTGATTCCTCAGAAGGTTCATTATACACAGTATAATACTTCCATGGCTTCACACGTGCCTTACTGGCTGTAGAAGGTTTGTAGACAAGCTCAGGCCAGCAGTCATGCTTAAACTCACAGTATCCACAGGTACGACTTAGATGGCGGTTACCTGTCGGCTTACGCTGATAGGTTTCCTCCACATCACTAAAGCACCTTTCAAACTCAGACTTGTCTGATGTGATCAAGTCATATGTTTCTTTTATAGATCCTAAAGCCTGTTCGTGCCTTTCTAATGAACCATCTGCTTCTACAAACTTCCATTCGCCAGTCACCTTGTTGATTGCTATCCAGCCACCAAAAGGTTTGCCTGTTGCTTCTGCATAGCCATACCCTTGAGATACGTACCCAAAGGTATCGTCTGATGCAACGGTTTCAAAGTCTTTGAACTTATTCTGGAAAGAGTATGGGCTAGTGGACTTCGTGTCCCAGACTTTATCGTCAATGATTAAGTCATACTCTCCTTTGATTTCTCGCCCATCCAGATCCAGCTGACACTTGCCACTCGCTTCCTGTACGTTGACTCCTGCCGCTTTCATAATGAACAGAGCAATCACTTCAATGGCATCACCCATCAGCATCTTCATGAGGAAGTCGTAGGACTTTGTTTCCTGTTTCTCAGGATGATGTTTCTGCATCCAGAGTTGACAGGTTGGCCTCCCAACATTCGACATGCGGATACTAAAGTCACGCTTTGCTTCTACAAATTGTTTCCGCAATGCCTGCTTGAAGTGTTCGCCTGCTTCATTAATTAAGTCATCCAGATCCTGCTCAGGCGGTGCATTGACCGCCCTCTGCATGAAGTCCTTGACTAAGATTTCATTCTTGTTTGGAATATCCATTATTCATTCACAAGAACTGCGTCTTCGCCAATAAAGGCATCAACAACATCCGCTTCTTCTGCAGATGCACTACGTGCCTCGATAGACTCGTTGTACTTCGCCCGGACAGAATCGTTGACATTCTTAATCAACGTAAGAATATGCTTCATTGTCTCGACGTTGTCAGGTGACAACTCTGCAGTCTTCTTGAAGTCAGGCTTGAAGTGGGAGGTGAAATAGATCACACCACCATTCCGCTTACGCTCATTAAACAATGTGCTAGTCACATTCTGGAAAGGAACATTCTGAGCAGACGATGGCTCAATGACTTCCTTCGTAAAGTTCATGAACGAAGCACCTTTCGTACGGAACAGGCAAGGAGTCTCTACAACTTCACGCTCTTCACCTTCAGCGTTTGTTCCCTTGTAAGAAACTAGGCCGTAGATGTAACGGAAGCATGTAATCCCTTGATACTTGCTCTTCTCTTTATCATCCAATGCGTGGAAGTCTTTTCCTGCAGGACGACCACAGCGCAAGGTACCTGTTTCATCAATGGCTTCATCGCCTACACGGTGAATGATTGTACGATTCACAGTCTTCTGCTCATCCGCATCGTAGTGCAGATACTGCATGAAATCCCCTAACGCACGGAACTGAACTTCTTTAGCATAGACTTTTTCAATGTCCTTGCCATCCAGTACAAAGGTACCTTTCTTCAGTTCATTCCCATCGTCATCCTCTTCTTGGTAGTTTGTACGCAGAAGTGGAAGGAGATCTGACTGCTCAGTCTGAGCCTGCTGGGAGGCACCACCTGACATCAGGGCTGTAAGTTGACCGACATCTAAGTCGGATACATTTGCTGGTACGTTACTCATAAATAACATTTCCTTCTAACCAATTTTCGCCACTCTTTATTTCAATGGAGAGAGGCATAACCATCTTATAATCATAACGCAGATAGACTTCATCCGCAACCTTTTCCATGGCTTCCACCAGAATATCTTTACAGACCTCCTCTTCACCCGGGTACACATCCATCACAATACTGTCATGTACAGTCAGTACACACAGCGACTTAACCTGTTGATCTCTCATAGCTTTTTCGACACGTATGCAAGCAAGCGGTACAATATCTGCCGTAGCAAATGATTGCACAGGGTAATTTACAATCTGTGTTGCATAGCTTACACGACCGGAACTGCTTCGCTCTACGCCATCCCAGTGCAGTTGTCTGCCTGAAGGAAGCGTGACAGTCCCATCTTTCAATACTTGATTCTTTAGCTGGGTGTGCCATGCATCTAACCCGGAGTAGATATTGAAATACTGATTGAAATAGTTTCGTACGTGATCCGGCTCTCCTGCACCACTGCCTCCATACAACGGAGCAAAGGTGTAGGCTTTAGCCTTCTGCCGTTCATCTTTCGTAATCTCACTGGAAGGCTTCTGATTAATAATGGATGCAGTTTGTTTGTGTACATCTTTACCTGTTGTGACATCCTCAAAGATCTGAGCGTCACCAGACAACTCTCCTGCCACCCTAAACTCTAGACCTGAAAAGTCTGCTTCCATAATCTTGCCATCAGTAAATCTACTGATCACTGCACGGCGTACTGGGAATGTACCGCCTCGTGGCTGATTCTGGAAGTTAGGATCAGAAGAAGACAGCCGACCAGTCGCTGTACGGCATTGATTAAAGGTTGTGTGCAGTAGGCCATCGCTTCGTGTATTGCGTTGTATGCCCTTCACAAAGGATGTCAGGTAGGTAGATACTGCATTGAGTCTCTGCATCGATTCTAGGAAGGTTACAGCGTCTTCATTGCGATTCCTGCGAGCTTGGGCAAGGAGTTTACTGACTACATCTTTTGACGTTACAAAACCATTAGCAGAAACATCCTGTACAGTTGTCGGATTAAGATTGAACCCTCCCACTTCAGGAGTAGGCTGGTAGATAATCCCTAAGCCTTTACAGTCACTGCACTTAGGCGGACGCTTAAACGGCGTACCATCTTTCTTTAGTTTATTTAAAATACCTTTGCCGCTACATCCTGTGCATACTTTAGTTACACATTTCTTTACGGGGGAGGTCATGTCATCAATCGTATCTTTAAACTCGACTGCGGACATGCGAGGTCTGTACAAAGGCTTGCCTTGTGGGTTGAGGCCAATGTTGAATCGATCCTTCCACTGGTGCTTGTCCTTTACTCTGCGTGAGTAAATAACTTCAGACAGTTGGGCAGGGCTGTTCAGGTTCACCTCGACATCACCCATTACTCTGCGGCAGATATCGTTCATTGTTTTCTGCAAATGTTGCTGTTCTTCTAGATACTCTTTCTCAATCTTTTCAAGGACTTGCAGATCAATGTTAATGCCGTTTGTCTCCATTGTAAACAGCACACCCATCATCTCATTCATCATGATACGTGTCTTAACTAATCCTTGTAAGTCTTTGTTATCATAGTCATTTAACTGTGAGAATAAGACCTCAGCACAGGACACACAGTCGGATGCACCATACTCCTGTACAACGGACATGGGCATGGCTTCATAGCCTGTCCCTTTGGAGAATGCTTCAGAGACTAACTCAGACTTTTTAAGATGCACATCTCGACGCTTGGCAGTCTGATCAAGAGACAGGCTGATCTTCTGACCACGGGCTAAGATGTATTCGCCAATCATTGTGCAGTAGTATCCTTTATTCCGCACGTTGAAGTTAGCCTGTTCTAACCAAAGTAAATCATACTTCAGGTTATGCCCGACCAGCACATCTGCCTCATCGATCATAGCTTGAATCGTTTGGAAAGATTCCATGCCATTATATTCTGGAGGCAATTCATTATGTGCAAAAAATTTGTACACAACATCTTCTGGATCTAGATTATCGTACGCCCAGACTGCCCCCACAGACACAAGATAATTGTTTTCATTAAAAGGACTGCCATCGATACGGCCATCCCCATCACGCTGGACTGTATTCTCAACGTCCACAATCAAATACTTTTGACCATCAATCAACATAGCGAGAGATCCTAGGTTCAATTAAACACACGACAGTTCCATGCCACCCAGTAATTTTATTCTTACCAACAGTCAGATGTCGAGTAAAGTCTGGCTCTTCGTCCATGCCAACAGCATGACAGCCAATGCCAATGATCAGGTCAGCTTCCGCAAACTTTCCTGTCTTGCTTCCTTCCATCTCTGTAGGATTGACGACAGTCTTCCCTTGGGCTTCTGCTGAGGCTTGGCTAACGGCAATAAAGGCGAGATTGTGACGCTTGGCAATTTCTCTTGCTTGCGTGTATATCTCTCGTAGTTTCTCGTCGGTCCTCTGGAAGTTCCCGTTAACAGCCACTTTATCCAGCTGATCCACAACCAGAATATCAGGAGAATGTCTTTCACAGTAAGCATCGATCTCATCAATAGAGACTCCCTGTGCATCAAACATATTGACTTTATCTTTAATTTTTTCCCATTCTGTCTTAGCAAATTCCGAATCATGTTCTATCTCTCCACGTGACATGCCAGTCCACGCTGAAATTGCACGAAGCATTGTTCTCTTGGCTGGCTCTTCATTGACCATTGTGTGTACAGAAGCACCCTGTTCAGCAAAGCCTCCCGGTCCGTAACAGAAAGATACGTGGGAGGCAGTCTTACCCGTCTCAGGTCTAGCGAATATGATGCACAGTTCACCTGCGCTGATACCAGATACACGATTACGTAATGCACGTAAATTGAACAGCCACCGGCTATCGTCTGCAGTGTCGTCTAATAGAGTGTCCAGTTCAGTTGTACAGTGAGTGATCTGTTCTTGGTAGGAGATCGCATCCCCTACCTTCTCTATCAGTTTCTTTAAGGGGAGTAGATCTGTGATCTCCCCATCTTCCATACGCAAGCCAATGTTTGCAATGTCGTTACCTACTTTACGTTTGTAAACTTCTGCAAGGACTTCTTCTGCAATTTCTGGGGTCAGAGAATTTCTAGAGACAATCTCCCTGAGGAGCATCTTCACATTCTCTTTCTTTACTTTATTTAAGGCAGGATGTTTTGCATCGTACAACTCTTCAACATCTTGGACAGTCAGGTCACCCTCAAACTTTTCATGTGCTTCAACAATCGTATTGAATAAAGGTTTAAGGTCTGACCCATCAAATATACTGTAATGGATTCTGTGCTTGTTGTTTAAGTAAAAGTCTTTACTCAACAACAGCTGTAGTAATAAATCGCTCTTCATTGTTCCTCCCGCGAAATAGTCTAACTGGCCACTAAGTATTGTACCAGATTCATACACACAGCAGTACCACTAATTGCACTGCCTATTAAAATAGCTCTGTCATTCCAGACACCCCCAACGTAAACCCAGCCTGCACTACTAATTACATAAGCAATCTGTCCATACATAACAAGATGTGCATTGATTAAGAAGATACCGAAGACAGCAAGAAACATAGACACCCACTTCACGTACCAGTCAATCGTACCTGTGGGTGTAGTTGGCTTGATCTCTTCATACTGTATCTGGAGATCGTCCAGTTCTTGCTGTAAGCGTTTCTTTTCAGTGGCAAGTTCCATGGCAAGCTTCCCTGCCTTGGACATAGTGCTACCTTTGAATTGCTCTTGGGTTTCTTCTGAGACTAAATCTTCAGGGTTTGCTGACATCGACAGGAACCTCTGTACTGTAATCTTTCATTACTTGCTCGACAGTCAATCCTGTGCATCCACAGACAATTGCCCAGAGTATTCCATTACGAACCATCGCATCAGTTTCTTCTGCGGTCAAATCAAAACTGTAGGTTGCGCTACCGTCTTCATGTTCAATAATTTTTAATACTTCCATTTTAATAACTCCTGTTAAGTTAATACATCTACTTCTGCGGTTGTCTGTATCCAGACTTTTGCACCACATGCTAAAGGATCATCAGGTGAGTATACGACCGCACTAGGTCCATACACATGCACTGCGTATCCCTTTGTATTGCCCTTGCTTGTCTTACAAGTAAAAACAGGCTGGGCATCATCCGGAGACTTTGCATTGTGGCGGATCATATGCTGATTCACATGGATGCGTTTAATGATCCCTTCTTTAATGTTCATGCTTTAATCCCATAATGCTTCATAGTACTTACCGAATAAGCGGAACCCATTGGATATCCGTTCCTGTTCAGCCTCTATCTCTTCTTGAGATTCAAGGCGCATGTATACATCATCCTTGTTCGCCTTGCAATCAAATGCGTAGATCATTTCATCCATGACCCAGTCCCAACGCTTGAAGAAGTTCTTGTCTGTTGACCCGTCTTTCTGATACGCCGCAAACTCTTCATCAGTGGGCAGTAACTCTTCAGGTACATCTTCAAAGTCTACCTCAGGTGCGCCATGCTTTGTATCGACTAACTGCCTTAACATTGGCAAGATAATGGGCGCAAGAGTATGATCCATGCTCCATGTATCCCACGGGTCAATGCGTATGTATTCGGGTTGTTCGTGACCCTTTATGCGATTTAATGTGTAATCAAGTACCCACTGCACAGCATATTCTAGCTTCTCTAAGAATCTTTCATAGCGTGTGTATTCAGTTGGCCAGTTGATGTACCCGTAGCACTCAGTCATGTAGTCTGTGAAGATCCTGCACTTGATTGCATGAGGGTACTTACCTATCTTAACTTTCATCGGTTTATTTCTCCTTCAATTTGGGTACTGTGGGTACCACTATCTGCGTAAAACGGTTTATCCATCTGTGTATTTACGGCAGATATCGCCGCATTTACAGCATCTGGTAAACCAACTGTTAAGTCCTGCTTAATAGTTCCCTGATCTTCGCAAACACTTCACGCCTGTCAGACCATCGCTCACCCTTATGCACAAAGAACGCAGTGAACCCGTGGTTAGCCATAAACTTCTCAGTCACTGGCACACTGTTGACATGAGTCATATACACCCACGGGTAGTTCGCAACCAGTTCAACATCCACGCCGATTCGTTTCAATCGTTTCACGAAACTTGCAATGAGTCGCCGGTTCATTGGTCTTCTCCTTGCAATCGTAAGGATTTCCAGTTTGCATCCTTTTGCTTACTTAAAATCCGCACTACCGTGCGGGAAAAAGTCATGCGTCCTTGCCCTTCAACTTCTTCAACGCAGTCACAACCCGATACACGCCAGCTTTCTTCTTCAAATTCTCCAACGCAGTCACAACCCGATACACGCCAGCTTTCTTCTGCATATCTTCGTCGGTTGGGTTGAGTAAGTACACTGCCTCTTCAAGTGCTTCTCGCAGTTCGTTAATTTCTTTGGCTGAGAGGTACACGCCACCATACTTCGCCACGTCCACCTTACACTCATCAGGACGATGCTTCTCTTCCCAGTCTGTTAGCTTCTGTAAGGGATCAGCATCATCATCCACATCCTTGCCATCCTCATACCACTCAATATCGTAGGGAATCGTATACCCTGCCGCACGTAGAAAGTTATGGAACTCACGTGTGGCTTCATCCCATGTCGTGCCCTCACCGGACAAGGTCATGGTCATCTCCTGTAGGGGAGAAGGGTCTGACAGTGGGCCAAGTGGCGTGTCCCATGTTTCGGGTGTGTACGTAAGTTTAATCATATCTTACTCCTCGTGTTTAATAAAATCCCATCGCCCTGCCGAACCCGAAGGCACTGACGAAAGCGAAGTATACTGTGAGTATCATAACCCACACAAGACCCCTACGCCAATTCGCATAGGACTGTATTACCACTCCGACAAAGGATATTGGGTATACAATCCGCATGTCAGGGGCACTCGCATTGATTGCTAAGTACATACTTGCAATGACTGCAAGCACAAGACCTATCAACTCACACCAGAAAGATATTCTATCGCTCTGGTAACTATTTCTCCAGAACTCAGAGACACTAGGCATTTGTGTACTTCTCAATGGCATCTTCTAAGTCATTACAAAACATACATGCAGGGATAGGCTTGTTGGGTGCAGGCTTCAGTTGATCGACTAGCACACGCCACCGATCATACGCCTCGTGGTCATCTTCCATGTTAGCTTCATTGGATAGGAACAGTGCCCATACGTAAGCACACTCCCCCGTTAATCCAATACTGTATCCATTCGGACGTTCTACATACGGTAGCTTACTCATCCTTTCTTTTCTCCCTTAGTAATTTTCTTAGCATTGACTTTAAGCCAACACGTTGCACATGAGTAGAACTGTCCTTGTTCAATTAATACTGCATTCTCTTTGCAGGTACTACACTTCGGTTGCTTTTCCATTACCAACACTCCATGGCTTTGTGATTGTCCAGTGACCGAAGGGTACAACACCATGCCATTCCTTTTCAAATAATTTCTGAGGTCTTCCCGGAGTGAACCTACCAGTCCTAGGTTGTAACCCTAGCCTGTCTCTGTACTTGGCCACATGTCTTTGTACAGATCTTTTAGTGACTCCTAACTCTTTTCCTATTTGCTGTGCAGGTACATCCTGTTCCCACAACTCAATCAGCCTTTCCTCCCGCTCATGATTCCACAGTTTCTTTGTGTCTCGATCCGCTCTGTCTGGATCTGACCAGTACCCATCACTCATTGACTAACCTCTGACATATGCTGTTTATACAAATCTAATATTGGAAATAGCTGATCATGCTTTGCGTATTTCCGCATACCATGACCGTAATTCCTTTCAGCACAAACTTCCATGAATTTTTCTTTGTTTATCCATCCAACAAAATCTACAAAGTATTTATCCTCTGTGCTGTGACCGAGAACCCCAATGTCTGCTTTGAAACTATCGAAGCCATCAAAGATCAAATCAGGGTCATCTCTTCGTGAGCATTTTACATCGACAGTTAATCCATTCGATAAGACATAGTCTATGCCACCATCCGCACGAACAGTCACTTGAGTAGGTTCTAATTTAAACAACTTAGAAAAAGCATACTCACCTTTGAAGCCTAAGCCATTAGAACTTTCCCGGCTGTGTCTTTCTTTGGATTCTTCAATGCGAGGCTGTGCCTTCTGTTCTCTACAGATAGCTACTGTCTCTTCCCCCATACCAGCGCAGTTCTTAACTTCTTCCTCAGATAAAAATACACGGATCTTCATGCGTGTGCCCTTTTGATTGCTAACGAATCTCTGAGTCTACACCAAACGACAGGCATAAAAAAGCCCCTCCGAAGAGGGGCACAGCTTTGTTGGAGACTAAGCCACGATGTCCTGAACCATTGCGGGAGGGAAATATTTCAGGTCATCTGGGAGTAATACTACACGACAGTTTACGTATGGGTCAAGCATTTTTTTAATCTTTAATGACTTTTGACTGGCATCTTTATCTAAGGCAATAGCGATCTCATCAAAGGCCATCAGGTCTTTAATACGTGATTCATGGAAGGTAGTTCCTAAGATAGCAATCCCTGTGTAGCCTGCCTTATCAACTGAACATGCGCTCACACAGTCCTCAACTATCACTCCTAACTCTTTGTTTTTATTAGTTATGTACATAATATCTTTGTTGGTATCATAGCGTCGCCACTTAGGAATCTGGTTGATCAGACTACGACCAACAGCACCAACTAACTGATCCTCTTCATCATGCACTAAGAACACTGCACGATTCTCTCGTATGTCTAACCACACATCTTCAGGATCTAAATTATATTGATCTATGTATTCTTCAAGGAGAGGAGATGTCCTACGTACAATCTGATCAGGAAGACTGAATGTTTGTACAGTATTATCTTCCACCCACCCTTGGCGGGATAGGGTAATTCTAGTACGAATATCATCCGCTGAGAACTTAGTTCTTTTCTTACCTGAACAGTCACACGATGCTTTGTAGCAATTCCAAACTAAATTCCCTTGCTTCTTGGAGATGGTGAAGGTATTCCTCCCACCACAGCAAGGACAGTTCGTACGTTCAGTATCGCCCTCAGATAAATTTACTGAATCTAAAAAGGTTTGCAAATTCATAATTTTGGAATTTCCTATATGGAATCTATACGTGAGAAATCATGAACTACAAAAAAGTTCCCGTCAACCCCTTGTCAGTTACAAAGATCCATGATAGGGTACTGGGTTATGAAAGCCCGGAAAGTATATATTTATATAAAATAAACCTTATAAGTATTCTTATATATATGTATTTATATACAGAAATACTTTTAAGGTTTGGTGCTTGTAAAGGTTTTGTTTACATGTTGTTATGTTCTGGCATGTACTAAACGGGAGAAAATAGTTATGCGGAATAAAATTTTCTATTTCCATCCAGTAAAAAAGCGCGTATCTGATACGACACTGCTAAACTTCATGCTGTCTTATCGTGTGGACTGTCAGGTTTCGGATTATGATCGCGGAATGTTTGAAGCCCGGTCAGGTTCAGATAGTGTCTGGGGTAATAGTCCGAGGGATGCATTGCGCGGCCTTTATATTCTGTACAATGGAGTGCCGTCTTAATGTTTGGAATTTTATTGTGGCCTTTTATTTGGCGAATGTTTTTAATTTATGTGATTATTGTTTACTTGTAAGACTATCAGCGGGAGAGAATAGTTATGCAGACAAAAACTAGCACAATTTATCAGAAGAGTATCAAAGACCCGGCGGACTATGCGCACAACCTGTTGAAGGTTCCTAGTTCTAAGAAGCTTGGGGCGGCGGGTAAGCTTGTAAAGAAAGGCCGCTTGAAAGGGGCGGAGGTTTTCACGTTAACATTGACCGAGCGGGAAACGTGCCCGGAATCGTGCGGACACTGGTCCGACTGCTACGGAAACAATATGCCATTCGCGCATCGATTCAAGGCCGGTCCTGAATTGGAATCACGCCTAGAAAAAGAGGTTGCGGAAAAGTGTTACAAGGCCGCAATGAAAGGCCGAAAGGTTCTAGTCCGCTTGCATGTACTAGGCGACTTCTATTCTGATTCGTACGTGCGACTCTGGGATAATCTGATGGCCCGATTCGATAACCTGAATGTCTGGGGCTATACCCATGTGACCGAGCAGGATAACTATCTGGTCTATCATTTATTGCATCGCATGCGAATCGAATTCGGTAGTCGCTGGGCCGTGCGCTGGTCTGATCAACCGGGCTGGGAATTCTCAGCAAACAGTGAAGACATACAGAAACCAGAAAAGGGAAAGGCTATTGTATGCCCAGAACAGGAAGGGAAAACGCTAGCCTGTACCACTTGCGCCCTGTGCTGGGAAAAAGACAATGTGCAGATAATTTTCAAAACCCATTGACGGGGCTTTTATTTCTGTAGTTTAATCGCGACTAGGCAATACCGCCTATTACTTGGAGACTAGCAAAATGAATGCATTTACTGATTTTGGTTCTGTTCTTACTGATGCGAATGGCACGGTCACTGTCACGCATGACGATATCACGGACGTTTCACTGTTCGCTGATCAGGGTTCAGTGATCAAGGCCCCACTGTTCGATGCTCACGGGAGAGAGTTATCTAACTATTTCGGGCTGGCTAATACTGTTACCGGCGAGTTGCTGGACAGTCCGCCAGTGTCGAAAGGTTATAAAATCGTTGATCATGCGAAGGCCTTTCAAGCCCAAGCGCAAACGATTCTAGGAAACCCCGAACTACCCCATGGCAATTTTACTGTCGTTGATAAAATTATCAGGGGCGGTAGGAAAGCAACCCGGGCTATTTATTTCAACGATCTCACATGGGACATTGACGGCAGGGGTCAAGGTATCACTGCCCGGGCTGATCTGATCAATTCAATTGATATGTCTAGTGCCTTTCAGATATTCGCTGGGGCTTATCGTGAATATTGCGAGAATACGTGTGTGTTTGGCGGTGCTAAAACCTATCACCAGAAACAAAAACACACGCGCAACCTAAGCCCTGAGGCGCTAATTGCGAAGGCTACGCTTTCAATGGCTATGTTCGATCAGCACCGGGAGCAGATGCAAGCTTGGAAGGTTATCGACTTGCACCCGTCTCAATGGGTTGAAATCATGGAGCAGACACTCTGTGCCAACACCGGGAAAGGCCGTGCGCTTGCAAACGATAAGGCCGTGAAGGTTAACGGAAAGCTTTTGGACTATATGGTTCACCGCTTCGAGCAGGAATCTAAGAGTCTGGGCAATACTGCATGGGCAGGCTATAACGCGCTGACTCATTGGGCTACCCATACGGATGAAAGCTTCGAGCGGGTACGTGAAGACGGGACTGTGGTTGAACTGCAAACCAGCCGTAAAGGTTCTAATCGTGATCTGGTCCAGCTGGAACGCAATGAGAAGGTTCGGAAGGTTTTAGATTCTGAACAGTGGTTAGCCTTGGAAGGGGTTGCGGCATGACATTAGATTTATTCACGGTAATTGTTTATCTAGCCGTATTTTCTGGCTGGTTAGGCATAGGCGGCCTGATCGCATGGTGTCTCGGATATCGTGATTAAGCTTTAAAGGTTCCCTCACTTAGCCCCTCATCGCAGGGGCTTTTTTTTGTCCTGAATTTCTGCTATGGTCTGGACTCACTTTTATTAACGGAGACTAATATTATGAATAACCAGCAAATCAACACTATTTCAGCCCTAGAGAATTTCGCCGGGTATCGCTCGGACATTCTAGAAGTGAAGCAAACCAACACGCTGACCAATGGACGGCCTATCATCAAGGTTCGTTATCGGGGCGCAGGCATGAGCCGCTATGAGGTTTTCTTTGAATTGAACGAAAAAGGGAAGCCAGTAAAGGCCAACGGTTATGAGTATATCGGTTGCGTCTTTGATATGTCTTTCAAAGAAGCGACAGAACAGGCCCGGGCATTATGTGCGTTGAGTCATTTATTGGTTGATGAATTAAAACTAGCCAGCGAAGCCGCTTAAACCTTACAAGCCCACTCACAAGGCCCCTCATTGCAGGGGCTTTTTTATGCCTGTTTAATACGTAAATCGACGCTGGTCTGATCCGGGTACCCTAGTACCAGCTGGCTAGTGATCGTCTCATGACGGGCTTGTGAGAGTGTCTGAGAGGGGTGGGGTTATTGAGTAGGCGGTATACATGCTCACAACCAGCCCCGCACGGCCCCTGAATAATCGTCAGCTGGTGACAAGGGGCGGAGAGTTATTACCCCAGCCTATCCCGGCAGAAGAACCCGACAGAATCCATGCCAAGCTCGGTTTGAATCCGATTCGCAGGTTAACTATCCAGAAAAAGCTTGGAAAACAAAGACTTAGCAGGGGCCGGGTATGGGCCACCCCCCCACCTGTACGTTATCGTATACAGCATGTACAACGGATAGGGTTAGGGGGTGTCAAAATATACAGTAAAATATATCTGTACAGATATTGTGCATGGGTGGAATGTAAAATTTGGGGTGTGAGCTAGTCACATAGAAATGTTTGTATGAAAAAACACTTGCGGGAGGCTTAACTTTAAAGTATACTTAAAAGTATATTTTATACTTAAACATATAAACAAAAAGAACCTATAAACAAACTATAAATATAAAAAACCTTTTCAGTTAACCTTTAAAGCTTTAACTATAAAGTACGTTTTACTCATAGATCTTCTTTTGTAAACATCATCTCTTGCATTTATTATACGTAACCAATACAATACCTTACGGGAGGGTTTGTAAAAAGGAATGAACTTTATGCCTTATCGTGATGATAAAGCACACTTTTTTGTACACAAAGACTCAGACTACCTCAAAGAGTTACGTAGACTCTCATCTGTACCGGACTTCCACAGACCCCCCTCAGAACGCTTCTTAAACGCATTCTACGGCTCTCTAACGGACGCTAGCACAGACCCTAGTAGGGTACTACCACACAGTGACTTATTTTACGTGAGAGCGGCTTTAGAGGCTAAATTCCCAGATCGTCTCTTCACCATGCAGGAAATTAAGGAATTAATTTTAGAAATTTATGGTGTTGACTATTGACTTTTTGTAAATCAAATGGATAACGGCAACTTGCGACGCATAATTCTACTTTGGGGAGTGGTCCTTCCGACCTCGGGAGTTGTATGTCTACATAGCTGGTGCAACGCTAGCCGTCGCTTCTCTACAAGGAATACAATGTGTCTATTACAATTGCGGATGACATCAGAGATTGGTCAATTAACGTGCTAGAAGTTTCAAACCCTGACTTACCGGGAGGCATGTCTGCCTGCCCCTTCGCAAGGAAGGCGTGGTTAGATGATCAAGTACGTATTGTTGAATGTGAAGATGTCTTAATGCAGACCATATTGGAGTGTGGACACTTCGACCCAGATCAAGCAAGTCTGGTTATTTGTGCATCTTACAACTTACCAGATGCAACTGAGTTGTACGATTGGACTTCAGCCATGAATGCCTTTGCTTCTAAAGCAGATATTCATGTGATGTCTTTCCATCCTGACTTCGGGGCGGAAGAAGCTGAGTTAGACTTTTTGTACTTAAATGAATGGCAATCCTCTCTGGAGGAACCCTACTGTATGATGTTTATTCAATCGCTGTCTCAAGTCGATGATGCATCATTACTTCTAGAAGATAAGGGTTACTATTCCGTATACCCTGAAGATGAATATCATGAACTTGTAATTGAAAGAAGGAAACGTCGTAATGGCTATGAAACCTCGTAAGATGACCCGCAAGACCACAATGAAGCGTGGCGGTGGTATGACTGAAAAGAAGAAGACTACTAAGATGGCGATGGGAGGAATGACTTCCGGTACCATGCGTCCACAATCTGCTAATGCAGGTGCATCTGTACCTCCAAGCCAGAAGTCTACAACTGGCATGAAGCGTGGTGGCATGGCTAAGAAGACGACCATGATGCGAGGCGGTGCAACCGCTAAAGTTGGCAAGGCCAACGGCGGAATGACCAAAGCGAAGAAGAAGTAATCTAAGTGACTATCGCAAGAGACAGCAGAACACGTTCTGAAATAGTAGCAGTTTCTACGGACGATAGTCCCGTTACTATATACACGTGCCCAGCTAATTGTAAGGCACACATGAACCTGCTGTTTTTTACGAATGCCTCAGCCAATGCCAGTGATGTAAATGTGCAATGGTACAGAGCATCCAAGACCACTTCGTATTTCATCATTGGCGGTAAGAACCTAGCTCAAGGTGAGTTTGTACAGTTTGATGGTGGGGCATTCATTGTTTTAGAACCGGGTGATTACATCACGATAGAAACGACAAATACTGCAGGATCAGGCACACCAGATATGGATGCCTTCTGCACCGTCGAAGAATTCTTCTTACCTGAGCAGTCAGGGGTACGATAACCATGCCAGCTAAAAAGAAAGCCAAGAGTCGAGTTAATGAGGCTGGGAACTACACCAAACCAACCATGCGAAAGAACTTATTCAATAAGATCAAAGCGGGAGGTAAAGGCGGTAAGCCCGGCCAATGGTCAGCACGAAAAGCACAGATGCTTGCCAAAGAATACAAAGCCAAAGGTGGCGGCTACAAATCATGAAGAAGCCCCAGAAAAGCCTAAAGGATTGGACCAAGCAGAAGTGGCGTACCAAGAGTGGCAAGCCTTCGACTCAAGGGCCAAAAGCCACTGGCGAGCGTTACCTGCCAGAGAAAGCAATCAAGAGTCTTTCGGACAAAGAGTATGCCGCTACTACCAGAGCCAAGCGGAAGGCGACTAAGGCTGGCAAGCAAGTCGCCAAGCAACCCAAGAAGATTGCCAAGAAGACAGCAAAGTATAGGTAAGCATGCTTAAAGTATTTGTAGGTTACGATCCAAGAGAGGCTGTTGTATATCATGCATGTTGCCAGTCGATCATTCAGCATGCCAAACAACCTGTTGCGATTATTCCACTTGCATTGAATACCCTACATGAATACAACGAGGTACACAGTGATGGGAGTAATGCATTTATCTACTCTCGTTTTCTTGTACCCTATCTTTGTAACTTTGAAGGGCAGGCTATCTTTATTGATGGCGACATGATCTGCAAAGAAGATATTGCAGGACTATTTGAACACTACAAAGTTGGCTGTGCTGTCCATGTTGCAAAGCATGAATACACAACCAAGCACCCCATTAAATATTTAGGTAATTCCAACGACGACTACCCAAGAAAGAATTGGTCAAGTGTGATGTTGTGGAATTGCAGTCATCCAGCCAACAAGGTACTAACCCCTGAGTTTGTAGAGAAGCAAACAGGGGATTACCTACATCGTTTTAAATGGTTGGATGATGGCATTGTCGGTGAGCTACCCCTTGAGTGGAACTGGCTCGTTGAAGAATACGAACACAATGATGATGCAAAGTTATTGCACTACACCATCGGCGCACCCTGCTTCGGTGAGTATGCAAACTGTGATCACTCAAGCGATTGGTATGAACATTGTGTTGGCATGCTACAAGGAATGGAAAAGTAATGGCCACAACAAAAGATGTTGAGCGTTTATCTTCTGGGCGTTTGAAGTATCGTGGAGAAACCTTCCCCGGATACAACAAGCCGAAGCGGACCCCTGACGGTCCTAAAGCCAAAGCTGTGCTTGCTAAGAAAGATGACCAAGTTAAGTTAGTCCGCTTTGGTGACCCAGATATGAAGAACCGCCCAAGTAACCCGGATGCCCGTAAATCATTCAGGGCACGGCATAAGTGTGATACTGCAAAAGATAAATTCACGGCTCGCTATTGGGCCTGTAAGGACTGGTGATGGCGTTGAAAGCTTCATATTTAAATCCTAAGAGGGACTACACTGAGAAGCAGTTAGCTTTTCTGGAAGCTTTAGGCTCAACAGCCCAAGGCAATATCCGTATGGCAATGCGGGAGGCAGGATACTCCGATAGCACCCATCAGAAAGAAGTCATTAACCTACTTCAAGATGAGATGATTGCTATTGCCAATACGATCTTAGCCACTCACTCTGCACAGGCCGCTTTTGGTCTTGTCGGTGTATTGGATGAACCAACAGCCATGGGTGCTAAGAATGCCATCACAGCCGCTACACAGGTCCTAGACCGTGTCGGTATTGTGAAGAAAGAAAAAGTGGAAGTAAGCACTGATACAGGCGGACTGTTCATCTTACCTCCTAAGAAGGACGATGAGTCTAACTGACGCTGAAAAGCAACAAATCAAGGATGCATTGTTTCCTGATTCGTATGAGATGACTGGACGGGGGAGACCCCGTTTTCTATTAGTCTACGATCAAGATCCTGCCAGTAAGAAAGATAAACGACGCTACAACTTAAACCATGAGGCGTATGGGCATCTATTGCAGGCTATCTACTCAATGCGTGAAGGTGTCTCCTATCGACAGGTAGCGGACTATCTATCCACAAATTGCGGTACTAATGTAACCTACGAATCCTGTCGTCGTGTATTTAGCCAGATTGTAGAGATCTTCCCTGAGTGGGCAGACTACCGGGCACAAGCACACGGTGGTAGCAAAAATAACATCCAATCTAATAATTACAAGGATAAGAAAAAACAAAAAGAGATTAAGCAGAAGTCTACGCTAAAGCGTAAGATTAACTTACTCAAAAAAGAATACGACACGATTGAAAATAAGAATAACCCGGAGCAATCTCCACAAGAAGAAGAGCAGACCTCTATCTTAGAAAATGCTGAGGTCATTGGTGGGGGCAATAATAAGAATGCAGACAATGCCCCCGTTATTTTTCAGCCTAACCCCGGGCCTCAAACTGAATTCTTATCCTCGACAGAACGGGAAGTTTTGTATGGTGGAGCCGCAGGTGGCGGTAAGTCCTACGCATTGATTGCTGACCCAGTTCGTTATTTCAGCAATAAAAACTTTAATGGCATCCTGCTACGTCGTACCAACGATGAATTGCGGGAACTGATCTGGAAGACTCAAGAGTTATACCCCCAAGTCTATAAAGGGGCAAAGTGGTCCGAGCGTAAGTCTCAATGGAACTTCCCTTCAGGGGCAAGGCTCTGGTTAACCTACCTCGATAGAGACGAAGACGTTCTACGTTACCAAGGTCAGGCATTTAGTTGGATTGGCTTTGATGAGTTAACGCAGAACCCTACGCCTTTTGCGTGGGACTACATGCGTTCTCGTCTACGTACAACAGACCCTTCTTTACCTTTGTGTATGCGAGCAACAACCAACCCGGGAGGTCCGGGCCATGGTTGGGTCAAGAAGATGTTTATCGACCCTGCCCCTGCAAATGATGCGTTCTGTGCAAGGGACTTAGAGACCAACGAAGAGCTACGCTACCCAGCAACCCATAAGAAAGCGAATGAGCCACTCTTCTTTAGACGCTTTATTCCTGCAACTCTAAAAGACAATCCGTACCTGTTTGATGAAGGCTCGTACGAAGCCAACCTGCTCTCTCTGCCAGAACAACAAAGACGGCAGTTATTAGAAGGTGACTGGATGATTGCGGAAGGTGCGGCCTTCCCAGAGTTTAGTGCGTACACGCATGTTGTTGAGCCTTTTGATATACCGCACACATGGCGCAGGTTTAGAAGCTGTGACTTTGGATATACCACCTACTCTGCGGTGTTGTGGTTTGCAATTGACCCTGCATACGAAACTTTAATTGTATACAGAGAATTGTACGTCAGTAAGAAGACTGCCCGAGAATTAGCCCGGCTAGTCATGCAAGCTGAAGAAGGCGAGAAGATCAGCTACGGCGTATTGGATAGCTCAACGTGGCATAAGCGTGGTCACACAGGCCCTTCTATTGCAGAAGAGATGATTGCTGAAGGATGTCGTTGGAGACCTGCGGATCGGACTGCAGGTTCTCGTGTGGCAGGTAAGAACAGGTTACACGAAATCCTTCGTTTTGATGAAGAGATTGAAAAGCCCGGGATTATTTTCTTTAACGACTGCAGACAAATCATTGCAGATTTACAGGTCATTCCTTCTGACCCTAAAGGTAGTGATGACATCGATGTTCGCTATGCAAGTGACCACACATACGACGCACTGCGCTATGGAATCATGTCCCGCCCAAGATCAAAAAGTTTATTTGATTTTGAAGAAAGTTTGGATAAAACGGGGTGGCAACCGTTCGATAAAGTATTCGGATACTAATGGATGTATAAATGGCTATTGTAGATAAACCAGAATTTGATCAAGACGAGACTCTGATCCTAGAGGATTCAGATGATCAACAAGAAGACGCAATTTACGGTGGCTTTATTGACATCGTTCGTGAGAAATACAACCGGTCTAAAGATAAGCGGCTTTCCGACGAAGAGCGTTGGCTAAGAGCCTATAAGAATTACAGAGGGGTGTACGATGACACGACGAAGTTCACCGAGACTGAGCGTTCGCAAGTGTTCATTAAGGTCACGAAGACGAAAGTTCTCGCGGCGTACAGTCAAATTATCGATGTTCTCTTTGCCGGTAACAAGTTTCCAATCGGTATTGAGCCGACCCAAATTCCTGAAGGCATTAAAGACACAGTTCATGTTGATGCGGCGGTACCAGACCAACTCCAAGAAATCTACGACGAGCTAAACGTAGGCTATGCAGGGGATAGTACAGAGATCCCTGAAGGTGCTGTCCGTCCGGGGGACATTAACCCGATCAAAGAACAGGTTGCAGGCATTGAAGAAGACCTTAAAGCAGGTCCCGGCAACACACCCACTGCGGCAATCTATGAGCCAGCCCTAGAAGCGGCTAAGTTCATGGAGAAGAAGATCCACGATCAACTCGATGAGTCAGATGCAAGCAAGCATTTACGCTTTGCGGCCTTTGAGATGGCCCTGTTTGGTACTGGTATTATCAAAGGACCTTTTGCTCACGACGTAGAATACCCGAACTGGGATGAAAACGGGGCATACACTCCGATCATGCGGACGATGCCTCGCATTGAAGCGGTGTCTATCTGGAACTTCTACCCTGATTCTGACGCAACCAACATGACCGATTCGGAGTATGTCGTCTACCGGCACAAGATGTCCCGTACTGACATGCGAGAATTGAAGAATCGTCCCTTCTTCCGGGACACTGCAGTTGAGCGGTCTATCGAACAAGGCCCTAATTACAACAATGAATACTGGGAAGATGTCATTGACGACACAAGTTACCGTCAAACTGTCTATCGCTGGGAAGTTTTAGAGTATTGGGGCGTTATTGACCGAGAAACTGCCGAAGATGCAGGTCTGAAGCTCACAAAAGAGCTTAAAAAGTTCGATCAGATCCAAATTAACACTTGGATTTGCGGAGATAACATCTTACGGCTTGTTTTGAACCCATTTAAGCCTACTCGCATCCCATTTTACGCTACACCGTACGAATTAAACCCATATTCCTTCTTTGGAGTCGGTGTTGGCGAGAATATGGAAGATACACAGACTTTAATGAACGGATTTATGCGGATGGCAGTCGATAATGCCATGTTATCCGGTAATTTGATCTTTGAAGTGGATGAAACCTCTTTAGTACCGGGTCAGGACCTCTCTGTCTACCCCGGAAAAGTCTTTCGTCGGCAGGGTGGCGCACCCGGTCAAGCATTATTCTCTACAAAATATCAGAATGTATCCAGTGAGAATATGATGTTGTTCGACAAATCGCGTCAGCTTGCTGATGAATCTACTGGTATCCCGTCGTTCTCTCACGGACAGACAGGTGTCACTGGCGTTGGCCGTACAGCCTCTGGTATTTCCATGCTGATGGGTGCCGCCGCTCAGAACATTAAGACGGTGGTCAAAAATATTGACGACTATCTTCTTGCTCCTTTGGGCAAGGCTATGTTCGCCTTCAACATGCAGTTTGACTACGACAAGAAAGCGAAAGGAGATCTCTCTGTCAGGGCACAGGGTACAGAATCTCTCATGCGGAATGAGATCCGCTCACAGCGTCTGATGCAAATGATGCAGTTAGGAGCAAACCCAGCGTTGGCCCCAATGATTAAGTTTGATTACATCATTCGGGAGATTGCCGCTTCACTCGACTTGGACGAAGACAAGATTATCAACGATCCAAGAGAAGCCGCAGTGCAAGCAATGCTCATGAAAGAATACCAAGCGGAGATGCAAGCACAGCAACCCCAGCAAACACCACAGCAGGGACAAGAGGGCACACCTACCCCAGATAATCCTGCAGGTGTAGGGGCGGGTAACATCGGTCCGGGTAATGCACCTGAACCCGGTGCCCCCGGCTTTTCAGGTAATGCGGGAACACCACCGACTGAGGAACCCCCAGCATAATGTCCCCTGATATCGCAAAGAAACTTTTACCCGTAGTTAATGTCGAGAAACACAAAAATGCTTTATGGGCATATGCCGTAGAGCGCATTGGCTATTTACATCGCCAGTTAGAGATTGCTACTTCGTACGAAGAAGTCAAAGAGCTTCAAGGTGGCCTGAAAGAAATGCGTAAGTTCTTGACGTTAAAAGAAGAAGCCCACCAGAAAGCCAAGGAGACATAAGTGGCCGTTAAAGGTTTAGGGAAAGCATTAGGTGCAGTAAAAGACGAATTTTCAGATAGCGTTGAAAGTTTGGTTAATGCTTTTGGCATTCGTCGGGGACGACCTGAAGGACCTGAATATGTAACTCCTCCAGACCCTTCCCCTGAAGAATTAATGGAAGCACAAAAAGAAGCTTCCAAGCCTGTCTCTGAGGGAGGTTTAGGACTACCTCCTGAGAATACCCCTTTGGATCGTGCCCAAGCGCAGGGCTACAAAATACCTGTATATCATGGTGCTGAAGACGATACGTTACGCTCTGTCGATCCGATGTACGGCAAAGATCCTAGAACTTCAGGCCGAGGATTCTTTGGAGCTATGGACCCTCCTGAAGTAGCAGAAACATATGCTACACCTAGGTCTGGAGAAAAAGGTGTTGTTTTTCCTTTATTGATGCGAGACGACGCATTAGCTTCTGTAAAAGACGCTTCTTCACCCGCAAAAATTGGCCGTGTAGATTTTGGAGGCCAGAATTTTGATGATGCTGAAGATGCTATTCTTACTTTGCCAGACGGTACTGAATTAACTGTAGCAGAGGACTATCGTCTAGGTAGTCTGTCCACCGATGAACTAGTGGACATTGCTAAAGAGTATGACTTAGACGGCATTGAAGCAATTAATATTATCGACAGAGGCCCTAGAACATACCCCGGAACTAGAGAAGCTTTACAAGAAGCTGATTATGGCACTTCTGGTGGTACTGAGGCTATTACTTTTAGCGAGGGACTGCTTCGGGCACCTAACGCCGCATTTAATCCTGCCAAACGAGGTTCTCCAAGCTTAACCGCCGGTCTATCTGGTACGGCAATTGCCCTAGGACTTGTTGCAACCCCTGAAGAAGCCGAAGCCGCCTACATCCCCCTTAAAGCATTTGCCGAAGGCTCAGAAGCCGCTCAGGCATTATTCAAGAAAGCACAGAAGCGTATTGCTGAAGGTGCAGATACTCGTCCTAACGGTGAACTGTACAATGAGATGGGAGTGTACCGCTCTGAGGATGGAGACTTTAAAGTAGACGTTGCAGAACTTCGTGCAAGAGACGTTGAAAAAATGCAGGGACTGCAACAGTTCGCTGAAGATATCGATTTTTATTTATCTACCAATATCAGACGAAAAAAGAAGCTTGAGTATCCAATTACTCGCTACCTGCCCGAAGACTCTCCTATATTTGAAAACTTTCCTGAGTTAAAAGAAGTTAAAGTTAGCCTTCGCCCCCAACCTAAAAATTCTAATTATTTAGGTGAGTATAATCCAAATACAAAAGAAGTCATTGTTTACGCAGACAATGATCCTACAATCGACTATTCTCAATTTGAAGACGAACGAGCTAAAAAAATTCTCAACTCGTTTAACACGCTCTTTCACGAATTCCAGCACTACATTCAAGATGTAAAAAAAGCGGCCAATACGGGCTACAACACAGTTGCGTCGCTAGTAGCTACTAGAGGATTTAGAGAAGACTACAAAGACGCTGTTGACGCTTTAAAAACTATGCAACCCGGAGACATAGGATACGATCAGTTTAAAAATAAAGTTGATTCTGTTTTTGGAATGGTGCAAAAGTCCCTTTCTGCAAAACCAAAGTCTAAAGATGCACCTTCCCCTAGAGACGAGTTTCTTGCCGCTGATTTTGATGAAAAGCTAAAGAAGGTTGAAGATGTATTTAACACCTTTGAAAAGGGAAGTACAGATACAGATGAACTTATACAGTCTAGCCAGTTAGGCCACAACATTTACATCCGAGAGTTAGGTGAAGCTGAAGCTCGTTCTACCGGACTTAAAGCATTAATACCTGAAGGATCTGACCGGAAGGCTATCGGGGTTTTTTATCCTACGTCTGACGGAAAACAGATTGCTCTCAGAGCAGAAGATGTTTCTTTATATAATCAATTAGACCCTTCTCATGTTCTAGTCCGGGGCGTTCCTGCCTACGAAGATTTTACTGACATGGGAAAACTATACTTCCCAGAATCTGTTATGGGCCAAGAAGCATTAGAGCCTGAAATTGTTAAACAAGCTAAGAAAAGAAGCGGAGATGGTGGAAAGGGTACTGCCGCTGTCGTAGCAGGAGGTACAGCCGCAGGGTTAGCATCTCCTCCCTCAGAGGCTTTTGTTGAGGGAGTAGGGGAAGCTACCGGGCTATTTGAAGACGGCTCTCCTACGCCTTCTCTGTTCGACGTAGAGGGTGTTTCTGATGAGTTAGGTATCACCAATACATTTTTGCTTGACTTATTAGTTCCACGGACTAAACCGTATGATTTGATCTCCAATATTCCCGGTGTGGGCGAAACCATGATGGCCGCAGATGTCGCTCAAGGTTTGGGTAGCCCAGATGCAGAAACTCCAGATGAATTCACAGATACTCCAAGAGATGTCGCAGGTATGCGTCAAGGTGGCGGTATCGAAACAGAAGCAGGACTAGAAATGGAAGAAAAAAATCCGAATAAGCCAATCCCTAAAAAGGCAGACATCAACAAGGATGGAGAGATCCAAGGATGGGAAAAGGCACGACACGAAGCCATCCAAGAGACCGAAAAGAAAACTCAGATGGCGATGGGAGGCATGATGGGCATGATGGCAGATCCGTTTGCACCGTTTCAAGTCACCGTAGACATCGACGAAGAGTCAGGCAACGAAGTGCCTGCAGGTTCTAAAGAAGAAGAAGTCCGTGATGACATTCCTGCTATGTTATCTGAAGGTGAATACGTCGTTCCTGCTGATGTTGTTCGCTACCACGGCTTAAAAACTTTTGAAGAATTACGGTGCGAAGCAAAGCATGCGTTAGGCTTGATGGCTATGCATGATCGCATTTCCTATGTAGATGATGATACGAAAGAGCCTGTCGATTACGACATTGAAGAGAAAGACCTTCCTAAAGTTGAAAAGGCTGAAGTAGAAGTAGTCGAGGCGGCAGAAGGTACTGATGTACAGCCTGCAACTGACCCAACAACTTTCTACCAACTCCAGTATAAGACTGACCCTGTAACTGGCCAAGTGCGCATCGTTTATGTCGATCCAATGACTGGCCAAGAAGTTAAAGAAGAAGAATACGAACAGGAACGTGCTTCTCGCTTTGCTCCCCAGACTGTACTTCAACGTGAAGGTTTGATGGGTACCGAAGAGGAAGAGGCTGAGGAAGAAGAATGCCCTGAAGGATACGTTAAAGATCCTGAAACAGGGGTGTGCACTCCTCAGACAATTATTGAAGGTAGACAGTTTGTTGATACAGGCGGTGATGGCCCCGACAATGACGAAGGTCCTAGCACGGACCCTAGTCAGGGCATGTCTCAAGACGAAATAAATGCCGCTTTGGGTGCGGCAGTCGGATACGATCCAATTTCTGCTCCTGAAATTCCGGGTACATTAGGTTTGGTAGCTAAAGCTATAGAATTTGGTGTGAACGGAATTAAACAATACAACGCAATGAATGCAGTCCGTAAAGGTGAAAACTTAGGAGTAACTCCTTCAGGTGAGTATGGAGGATGGCGTAGCAACTTAGGTCCAAATGCAACAGCCGCTGTAGCCGCAACTGAAAATGCGGCGGCGGATGTCGCCTCTGGCAAAACCGGCCTTCAAGGCTCTCAGTTTGGATCTGTTGCTGAAGCAAATACCGTTGCCAATAGTGGCTGGGGTTCCGACGCACACTTTGATGCTATTGATAATCAGTTCGGCGGACTTTCTGAAACTCGTGGCGGCGGTACAGCCACTCCTGAAACTGGACCTACATCTGGTACTTCGCCCGGAAGACCCGGCGGAGAAGCAGGAGAACGTGATGGATCTGACTCTACCGGATCAGAATCTACTGGGGGAAGTAATCCCGCAGGAGACGTAGACAGCGGTCCGGGCAGTGGCTTTGGGTATGCTAAAGGCGGTATGCCAACTCGCAAAGTTAAGCCCCGTGTGGCAATGATGAACTATAAAGGAAACAAATAACATGGCACGTACTGAAGAACAAATGAAAAGTGAAATGACCGGCATGGCCGCACCTGAACCTGATATGCCAATGGAAGGTGGTATGGATGAGCCTAGTTCATTAACTGTAGATTCTATGGTCTCTAACTTCAATGCAATGGACCCCCAATTACAGGAAGCGATTAAGCCTCTGTTTTCTGGTGACGGTGTGATTGCAATGAACGAGCTACTGGGTGAACCCCTCGTGTCAGGTTTCGTTTCTCAGATTGATATGGATTCTCCAGAAGAGCCTGCCGCTCCAGCACCTGCACCTGCAACTCCTGCTACACCACAAGAAGGCATGATGGCCCCTGAAGCTACACCGATGGCAAAGGGCGGAATGTTGAATTCTCAAATGCAGGATATGGTCCGTCAAGGCATGTCCCCACAACAGATTCGCAATAAGTTGCGATAAGGCACTGCGCCTCTAAAGCAGACACATGGGCCACCCTCAACAGGCCCCCAGCTAAAAGGATAACCCAATGGCTAAATATAAGCGTAGAAATGACGATGATGTCGAAACTAATGCAACCGCTGAAAACTCAAATGCACAAGCTACTGCAGAAACTTCAGGATCTGAAGAAGAAACTTTTAAAAAGCGTTATGGCGATTTACGCCGCTATATGCAACAAACTGTCGAAGCTAAAGACAGGGAACTAGAAGATTTAAAACGGCTCGTCCAAGAGAAAGAAAAGGAAGAGTTTACCCTTCCAACATCGGAAGAAGAGATTGAAGAGTGGGCCAGTAAGTACCCACAGGTTGCTAAGATTGTCGATTCAATTGCACAGAAACGTGCCCGTGAAGCTTCACATGAAGTTGAGCAGAGCATGTCAGATCTCCGCAAGATGAAGACACAGCTAGAACGAGAGAAAGCAGAGCATGAGCTAAAACGCCTGCACCCTGACTTTGATCAAATCCGTTCTACAAAGCAATTCCACGATTGGGTTGGTCAACAGCCATCCTATTTACAGGATGCCCTGTATAAAAATGAGAATGACGCCATTGCCGCCGCACGGGCGATTGACCTGTACAAAGCGGACATGGGAATGATTGCTGAAAAGCGTTCTGATTCTGAATTGAAGAAAGAAGCCGCTAAAGCAGTTAAGAAAGGATCTTCCTCTTCACCCTCAGCACGGCCTGCTGGAGAGTGGAGTGAAAGCCGTGTTGCTTCGTTGAAACCACATGAGTATGAGAAGCATGAGGAAGCAATTATTGAAGCAATGCAAGCTGGTAAGTTCGTGTACGACATGACAGCCGGTGCAAGATAAATAAAAGTGTTGACTTTTTTAAATAAATACATACACCTTTATTTATTCTCATAATGCGGCCCCTACTCTAGGACAACCCGCAATAATAACAAGATTACAACCGTGTCAAGAACACCTTGCCTGTAATAAGCCGCTTCTTTATTTTACTTTGGCCGGTAGAATAAAATAAGCCACCTTATGAATGCAAGCCTCTGAAAGCGGTCAGACGTAATCTATTTAAATATAGACACATGCCTGACTAGGAGGTAACTACCATGGCATTTCAAACCGCCGCTGGTTACGGGAATCTACCAAACGGTAATTTTAGTCCTGTAATTTACAGCCAAAAAGTTCAGAAGGCTTTCCGTAAGTCTTCAATCGTAGAAGCAGTCACTAACTCAGACTACTTCGGTGAGATCGCTAACTATGGCGACTCAGTTCGTATCATCAAAGAGCCAGAAATCACAGTTAAAGAATATGCTCGTGGCGTACAGATTACACCACAAGATATCGACGACGAAGATTTCACGCTTGTTGTTGATCAAGCTCACTACTTTGCTTTCAAGATGGACGACATCGAAGAAGCACACAGCCACGTAAACTTCATGGATCTGGCAACAGATCGTGCAGGTTATCGTCTCCGTGACCAGTATGACCAAGAAGTTCTTGGCTATCTGTCTGGTTACACTCAGTCTGCGATCAACGCCGCCGCTGATACTGCAAACACTACAGTATCTGGTTCTAAGGCTGTTGACACTGCTGGTTCTGACGAACTGCTTGCTACTATGAAGTTGTTCAAAGCTGACTTCGGTAACATCACTACATCTGATACAGATGACGACGATTACGCAATTCCTGTTGCGGCACGTTTGCCGGGTGCGTCTACGCTCCCAACAGCAACTGCTTCACCTTTGCAGGTTATTGCTCGTATGGCTCGTTTGTTGGATCAGCAGTTTGTTGATACTGAAGGACGTTGGTTGGTCATTGACCCAGTATTCATGGAAATCTTGAAGGACGAAGATTCGCGTCTTCTCAATTCAGACTTCGGTGGTGCAGGTCTCCAGAATGGCTTGACCGTGAACAATCTGCATGGCTTCCGTGTATATGTTTCTAACAACCTGCCTAAGTTGGGTACTGGTGCTGGTACTACAGGTACTGCAAACCAGAAAGCCAATGCTGGTGTGATTGTTGCTGGTCATGACTCTGCCGTTGCTACTGCACAGCAGATCTCTAAGACTGAAACATACCGTGATCCAGATTCATTCGCTGACATCGTCCGTGGTATGAACCTGTATGGCCGTAAGATTCTTCGTCCAGAAGCTGTCGCTACTGCCCTTTACAACGCCGCTTAATAGGAGGATATTCTCATGGCTATACTTGACTTGACTGCATCCTCTACTCTAGGCGTAGGGGCTAACTCGATTGCGGCTTTACCATCAGCACAATCTACTGGTCATCCAATGCGGTTGATCGAAGGTGTCGTAGACTTTGCTCGTCTTTCTAACGCTGGAAACACTATCGCTAGTGGCGACGTATTCCAAGCATTGGAAATTCCTGCAGGGACTATGGTTCTGTTTGCTGGTGCTGAAGTTGAAACTGCAGTAAACGGTACAACTCCACTCGTTGACATCGGCTTTGCGGCTGGTGACACAATCATCGATGGTGGTGATGTTTCTTCTGCTGGATTCTTGGCCGCTGGTACTAACGGTGGACCTAACGATTCAGACGCTGGAACATTCACGCAGTTTGTATCTACAACTGATACGATTGACGTAACACTGTCAGTTACAGGTAACCCAACTGCTGGTGTTATCCGTGTCTACGCATGTGTTGTTGATTGTAACAGTGCAGGTTCTGCGGAAGGTACCGAAGTAGATCGTGACCAATTGGCCTAATCAGCCAACACAGGAAGGGGGCGAAAGCCCCCGACCTTTAATTTGTAAATACTCTGTTCCGGGCTATACCCACTTTCAACTTGATATCACTGATCTTGAGTATGGCCCAGACGCAGATGCTCGACGAGACCCAAGTATCGTTGAAGCAATCCATGCAAAAATTGCATCCGAAGGACTAAGGTGGCCTGTCATCGTTAAGAAAGGTGATAGAACGCCTTATTCTTGTTATATAGGCAACAATCGTGTTGCATACGCTGTCACTCATGGATATAACAGTATTACTGCAATTGAAGTAGCTACCTCAGTAGATAAACTTCACATTATGCAGTATTGCAAAAGAATTGATGAACATGGATTTGATAGCGAATAACGAAGTCCCTGACTTCCCATCTCAATTAATACATATAGATGATATTTATTGGAAGCTCGACGTAGCGTCTGAGATGGACCCCAAATTCCAAAAAGCATTGCACACATCCCTTGCTGAAAACGGGATGGAATGGCCGATCATTATTTGGCCAATTGATCATTACGCAGTGAACGGGGATTTTCCGAATCCTAAGTTTGCAGATGAATTGAAAGAACGAGCCAAGCCTTACGTATGCGGTACAGGAAGTAATCGCTGTAAGTTTGCAAACACAAAAGGTTATGATCGTATTTCTGCAATCATCATGACTACCCAAGATGAAATCAAGACAATCCGTAAAACGACTGTCATGCGATACCATAAGGATTTTTAAGAGTGGCCACATACTTAGCAATTACAAATGAGTTGCTTCGTCGTTTGAATGAAGTCACAGTTGCACAGGATGACTTTCTTAACGTACGAAACATTCAAGCTCTCGCTAAAGATGCCGTCAATGCCTCAATCAGAGGCATTTTGCAATCTGCACAGGAGTGGCCATTCACGCTTACAACTTATACAGAGACGCTGGTTGTAGGTACACAAGAGTATGATTTTCAAGCAGATATGTCTTCTGTAGATTGGGAATCGTTCTACCTTAAAAGATTAACTTCTGCAAATAACTATCCAACACAGTTAGATGTTTTATCGTACGCAGAATACTTAGATCGTTTCAGGGCAGAAGACGATGTGGGAGGCACAGGTGCCTATGCCGCACCTATTCGTGTGTACCAGACACAGGAAACTAAGTATGGCCTTAGCCCAATCCCTGATGAGACATACGAATTAGAATACAAGTATTGGTCATTTCCTGCAGATCTAACTGCTTTTGACGATACTCCTGTTATCCCTGACCGCTTTAGACATGTGATTATTGATGGTGCTATGGCGTACATGATGCGTTTTAGATCTAACGAACAGAGTGCCATGATCCATCAGAATAACTATAGTGATGGGATTGGTATGATGCGCCGTTTGTTGCTGGATGATCCGATTGACGTACGCTCTACCTATATCCTACCTAACTTTTATCAACGGGTGGTTAGCCGCTAATGGCTGATAATCTTGAGATATTCAAAGTCTATTGTGAGGGTGGCCTTAACACCAACCGTGACCTGCTGTCTCAGGGTGAACAACAACCCGGTAGTGCGAC